TCAGAAACAAAAATATGATTCTGGTGAAACTAGATCAACAATTTACATGCGCCAATATCGTATTACTGTAGAAGAATACGATCAAATGGTTGATGAACAGGATGGTTGCTGTAAAATATGTGGAGTAGATGAACCAGGTGGTAATCGAAAGCGCTTTTCAATAGATCATAACCATGAAACTGGTGAGGTACGTGGTTTATTATGCGGTTCTTGTAATTCGGCACTTGGTTTATTCAAAGACAATCCAAGTATTCTTCAATCTGCTTTAAGTTATTTAATTACTAATGGACATTATGGCACATAAAAAGGCTACAGAGGATATGTTTAACCAACTGCATAACCTCGTTACTGAAGAACTACTCAATCGTATCAAGAGTGGTGAAGCTACTACACAAGATCTAAAAGCAGCGTGTGATTGGTTAACTAAGAATGACATCAGTGGTATTGCTTATGATGGTAACCCACTTGAGAAACTTGCTACTGTCATGCCTAAGGTAGACCCTGAACTCATCCAGAAGAGGTTGTATGGCAAGTCGTACATCTAATTACTACAAGCAAAACCCTGAAGCACGTAAGCGTCGTCTTAAGCAACAAGCCAAATATAATAAGACGACTGAAGGTATGAAGATCCGCACTAAAGCTAACAAGCTTAATCGCAAACTTGGTACCTATGGTAATGGTGATGGAATGGATGCTTCTCATACAAGTTCCACAGAAGGTAAACTAGAGAAGCCATCTAGTAATCGTAAGCGTCCACGTATGGGTAAAAAATACGCATCATGACGCCATTACTGCCTAGCCCTGATCACTATCTGCATAACCTAATAACGATGACAAGCTCTGAAGCGAAAAGGCTACACCGTCGTGCAATTAAGGAATACTTCAATTGTCAATGTGTTTATTGCGGAGAAACTTATGAATTACATGAACTTACACTTGATCACGTTCGCCCCAAATGCTATGGGGGAGAAGATCTTACATCCAACCTTGTACCCAGTTGTAAAAAGTGTAATCAGGCTAAAGGCAGTAGAAATTGGCTGCAATGGATGAGAGATACGTTTGGTATTACCAATAGGGAAACACTTATTCTATCACACATTAATTAATCATGGATAAAAAGAAAACACTTAAAGAGATGCGTGACGAGATCAAACAAATGATCGAAGCATCTCAACGTCGTCAAAAGGGTGAAAAGGTAACTTCAGAAGATATTAAAAAGAATCCTATTGGTACACGTGCTAAAGGTCGTCCTGAGAACTTCCGTACTGATATTGACATGGGTATCAAAGCTCAAAAGTCTAAGGACTATAGCAAAGCAAAAACATCTGGTACCTTTATGGATTCTAACAATAAGCCAAATCCTCCAAAGGATAAGCGTGATGAGAAGCCACGTCAACGTCCCGGTTCTGGTAGGGAACGGATGATGGCTAAAGCTGAAGAGGAGCGTAAGCGTCGTATGCGTGGTGAATCGGCTGTCGTTGGGAGCTAAGTAATGGCTCCACGACGAGAAATGCCAGCTAGTAGAGTACAACACCGTAAACTACTAGAACTGCAAAAGGCTGGTGTCTACACTACTGAAGATCCACAAGGTAAACAAAACGTATTCCAAGAGTACCAGAGATTTGGGTTGATTCCACCTGAGTATGAGACACCTGCTCAATTGCAGGATGCAATGCAGTCTCTTATTAAATCTGGTATTCCTAAAAACCAAGCAATGGAAGCACTTGGTGTAACTGCACCAATCTTCAATGCAAACGGTAGTATTAATGGTAGGAGCATTAGGGATGCAATGTCTCCTGGCATGAAAGAACTTATTGACGCAAGAGCTGGTGAAGGTACAGCAGAACGTCTAGCAGCACTTGAACGTAAGGGATGGAGAGCAGGTCAAGAAGAGAATCGGGCTATGGCTACATCTCTTGGTATGGCAATTAATGCTGGTCATTATGATACATCAGCACGTGGAGCACCGGCTAGTAACAGAGCAGCTGGTACTGAATCTGCTGTTATTAACCAAATGCAAGGTAGATCTGCAGAGAACCCAGATAGGCCCCTTACTCCTCAAAACAAATTAGATCTTGGTGTTGCTAATACAAAGATTGCAGGTCTTTATGAGGCAGCATTAGAGGCAGAAGGGATGCCAGCTAGGTCTGGTACTGCATATCCCCTTAACCCCTATATGTCTGCTTTGCTTGGCAGTAATCCTGATACGCAGTATGTATCTAATCAATCGTTGGAGTCTCTTAATAGAACATTTCAAGATTTAGCAGAGCAAGGGTACAGTGAAGTTGGTATGTACGACTACCTCAAGTCAGGTGGTATGCCAACTGCTGAAGCATTAGCTACTGCAGGTAGTGAAAAACGTGGTGTCTCTACATTTGCTACTAAACCGGCAACTGAAGCACCTGTAACACAAGTTAGGCCTCCAACACCTAAGGGTCCAACGGTAACTACATACCAAACTCCCCAAGCTAAAGTTGTTTTAACACCAAGTCAATCATTAGGACGTAAGGCTGCTGCTATTGCCAACAGAGAACCAGTAAAGCCCCCCAAGCCTGTGATTGTTTCTGTTAAGCCAGCAGCTAAACCAAAACCCGCACGTACTACACCGGCTGTGTCTGCTGCTAAACCTACCAAAGTTAAACCAGCTAGTGCTAGTATGCAAATCAGGGCTATGCAAAACACAACACCTGATGTATTGCGTATTCAACCTGGTATGAGCTTACCATCTAATTCACTAATACAGGGAATTTAATATATGGAGAAAAAAGAACAAGAAACTAACCCGCTACTAGAACTAATACGTAAAATTAAGATTGCATATGCTATTGGTAAGGATCCAGTATCTAGTGCAATGGCTAGTCGTGGGTTTACTCCATCTAAGAATGCTGCTCTCAATTACGGTAGGATGATGATGAATATACCGTATGATCCAGAGATGCGTATTAGACCTAAGGATCCCCAACAACAACTACGTGCTAACAACATGCGTATTGGTGAAACAGAACGTTTTACCAACATCTTTGGTGGCGTTCGTACTAAGCTAGCTGATTAATGCCCCATGAGAGGTGCCTAGAAGCCCCTACAAGGTGCC